CGTAAGCAACCGGAGAAGGGCTGGGTGGAAGGCATCCATTACGTCAACGTCTCTCCTGATCCTAAGAAGAAGGCAGTGTTGCGTATCCCTTGGAACCAACTGATCCAGTCCTTCGCCAAGAACCCAGAAGTTTTAACGGTTGATTTAAATCCGCAACGTCATGATCGCAAGCCAATGTACCAGAAAGCATGGGAGCCTTCCGAGCATGGCGCATCGTTTTAAAAGTGTACAGATTGAGGAGGTAACCTTGGAGAACCACGGGGAACTGCTGCCTGAATCCTTGGTGCGTCAGGTGGAAATGTTCCTTCCTCCCAGTGGTTCGTTCGATGATGAGTGCTTGCGTCGTTATTTAGAAAATCTAAAGAACTACGAGGAAGAAGACGCGAATTCAGGCATGACTCTTGCTAATCGTTTGCGTCTTGCTTTCCAGGACTTGCAAGCAGATACAATCTGCGGTAAATTCCCCCAGGCAGAATTGCCTCTTAAACGAAGACTCCGTTGTGTTGCTGAGTATTTGATCCGATCCGGAGAATTTGATAAGGTAAGGGATGAAACTGGCAAGCTCGTCAAAAAACGCGGTGTTCTTGGCAAGTTGGTTGTAATGTACCAACCGACGCCAAAGCTTTTAGAATCACTTAATCGACAAGGGTTACTGGAAAAATGGACCGACGTGAAAAATTAATCGCTTCTGTGATCGGCCCAGAGCTGGACGAAACAAAAGCAAAGATGCTCGATGCAACGATGAAGTTGATTCTCGGGGATATGGGTCAGCAATATTGCAAAATGTGGGAAGTAGAAGGCCCTGGTGTCATGTGCTTCCAGCCGGGTGATGAACGAAGTATGTTCTTCTTGACACTTAAGGAGCTGCACGCTGCCCAAGAAAAAGAAGAACGTGAAAATAATGGTGACTTAGCTGAAACATTTCGTCGTATCCTTTCTGCTGCACAGAAGATCGATCCTACGGAAAAGGCTGGTTACATCATCAATGACAAAGATGGTATTCGTTTTCTTGAAATTGACTACAACAAAGTCTCAGAATAATGAGTAACGAAGGTCTCCAGCGTAACTCTAACCGACGAGAAGGCATTGAGTTAATCACTAGTGCTGATTTAATCATTGCAGCGAATGAACTGATGGGCGGCATCACGCTGGATGTGGCAAGTTCCAAGGTCGCAAATGAATACGTTGGTGCCGAAAACTTTTATACACCTTCGGATGACGGTCTGAATGCACAACAGTGGTACGGAAAGGCTTACTTGTTTCCACCAGCGGGTATGTACTTCTGGGATAAGAAGACTTCTCGTTGGAAAAAAACAAGGGCATCTGCTGTATCACTTACGTCGTCGCATGCTGTGTGGTTCCGGCGTATGTACCATGCCTGGATCTCTGGTGAAATAGAGCAGGGTCTGTATTTCAGCAACTGCCCTGACATGATTCGTTACGAGCCTAAGATTTTTAGCTTCCCAATGTGCATACTGCGTACGAGACCCGTTCTGCAGGAGTATGACGGAAGTAAATTTTCACGGCGCCAGACGTGCACTTCATTTGTTGTCTACTTACCCCCAACGGATATGTCAGGGGACGCTACTCAAAAGTTCATAGATATCTATGGAGAGCGTGGGCATATTCTCGCTTGATTTCTGTATACTGAAAGACGATTACAAGGATCCATGAGCGTCCTGGCCGATTGGGAAATCAAAGAACTTGCCGAAGGGGAGGAAATGATTTCTCCTTTCGTGGATCACTTAATTAACAAAGAGGGTGAACGCAAGCTCCTTAGTTATGGCCTCAGCTCGTATGGGTATGACATCCGTCTATCACCAAGTCAATGCTTAGTTTTTGGAAAAGTACAAGCCGGTGATTGTGATCCAAAGGACTTTGATCCTGACATCTTGAAGCCTGCCGACCTACTGGAGGACGAGCGTGGTCAGTACTTCTTGCTTCCTCCGTACGGTTACTGCCTAGGTGTTGCGCAAGAACGTCTGAAGCTCCCCAGGGACGTCACTGTTGTTGCTGTTGGCAAGTCAACCTATGCACGTTCGGGTATCTTGGTGAATATCACGCCTGCCGAAAGTGGTTGGGAAGGTTATTTGACGCTTGAGATCAGTAACTGCACTGGTCTTTTCAATCGTATTTATGCGAATGAGGGGATTACACAACTGCTGTTCTATCGTGGTAATCCTTGCCACACTACTTACCAGGACAGGAAAGGCAAGTATCAAGACCAGCCTAATAACGTGGTCTTTTCGCAGGTTTAACCAAAGGGTTTACCAAATTGCTCAACTGGTTTACGGGCGTAGCCAACAGCTCCGGCACGCCCACCAGAATCACCAAGTGTTGCACTTGTTGGTTCACGAATTAAAGCACGTTTTTGGTATTCGCCAGCACTACGGGCTGCTTTCATAAATTTCGCAACACGATCTTGTTTGCGATTAACGGATGCAGCAGAGCCTCTTTCGTCTTCTGGAAGACGACGCATATCAGTGTCATACGCCTGCTCCGGACGTAAGTCGGATACCTCGGCTCCAGAGGTACCAGAGTCGATGCCTGGATCGTAAGTTGGTCTAAATCTATTAGCCATCCTATTATTGTAGGAGTAGTAAACCAAGTAGCCGCCGTGATGCATTCTGCCGCAGGCTTTCTAGATTCTTTTGTACAAAATGAAGTTAAGTGCCGCTGTCTTGACGAAGGCGATTTTGGTCAACCTCTTTCCAATGAAAACAATGACGTTCCCCTTTACGACCAGTACAACAGGGGCCTGGTACTAAGTGAACAAGGTCTTGAGCGTACCAACCTGGCGTTAGAAGGTGGAGAAAAGCGTCCTGGCCTGACTGGTTATATCCCAAGTGCTGAGGAAGGTCTTGAGATGGGTGCAAGCCCCAAACCCAAAGCGTTAATTCTGGACCTTGGTGAACCAGAGGAAGATGAGTTGGTTTTGTCTGCAAAACGTCGCGGGCTCCGTCGTTAATCCTTTTGACAATCGAGCTGACCAGGCCAAACCAAATTTCTTTTGGCCGCATTCTCTGATTTTGTCAAGATCTGCAAATTGTTTTCTACATGCAAGCCACACATGTATTTGCTTTGAAGCGGATAAATATGATCCACTTCATGGGGAATACCCGTAGACTTTGTAAGCTCTGCGGCTTGCCTGTATATTTGTTTAATTAATTTTAAATTGGCCCAGGGGGCTAGAGCTTGTTTTTTAATAGCACGCCGCTTTGCCTGCGTTGCATTTGTTCTTCCCGCATTTTTTCTTTGCCATTTTACAGCATTTTCACTAGATTTTTTTCTTGCTGATTCTAAATTTTTTTCTCTCCAATTTTTCATATTATTTAGCGCTTTTTCCTTGTTATTTTTGTACCATTTTTTCATTGCTTCCTGGTGCCTTTTTTTATTCTTCTTGTACCAATTTTTTTGATTTATTTTTTGGCATTCCGGACACCCTTTTTTGCCTACCGGGTATTGATGCAGGCCTTTGCGGCAGGTTTTAAAACCGTCTAAGATGCTCATGTGACCAATTAGTCTGGTTGCCGTGGGTAGAGAGCGCCAACTCTGCTACCCTTTTATTTTAACAACTTTTAAAAATGCCGGAAGATTTCTTTGAGCCTGTCAGTGAGTGCCCTGGTGGGGTGTGTCCCGTTCCCTGGGCAACAAAAGAAGAGCCCCCCGTTATTCAACCTGATCAGGTAAATCATCCACCGCATTACACGGATGGGGGCGGCGTCGAATGTATCGAAGCCATTGAGTCAGCCCTAACCACCGAAGAGTATCGCGGATTCCTAAAAGGCAACATCCAGAAGTACTGCTGGCGTGAGCGCCATAAAGGCGGGACAGAATCACTGAAGAAGGCACAGTGGTACCTCGATAGGCTTATCCAAATAGACGAAGCTCAAAAGGGTTGAAGCCGATCTTCCTCGTCATCTCCCTCGTCGTCGTACAAACATACGGCGGCGAGTTCTGCTAATTCTAAATCTGTTGGATGATCCCAGTCGATTTCAATTTCTTCTGACGCCATGATGTCTCGAATAGCGAACCACTCCATTAGACGCTGGTGATAAAGGTTTAAGAGTGCGGCATGGAGCTCATCCCAGGTCATTTCTTGGGCCTGAAGCTCTGCTTTACGCATTGAGAACTGAAGTTCTAACGGCAGCTCGAATTCCCGAGGTTCAATTGACCGCTCCATTCCGCTTTGCATTTCCGTACTGAAAGTATTCTAAGCCTAGCTGTTAAATTCTAGATTGACGCTCTCCCTGTCATAGTCGTCCCAAGGATCGTCATCAATTGCAAAGTCGTTAGCAAATTGAGCAAGTGCGTACGGACTCAGGTTTTCTTCAAGAGAACGAATAGCCCTTACCTGGTGCGGAGCAGCAACATAATTACGGAATGCCACAAGCAAGACTTCGGTAGAGGCCCAGGGATTTGCATCTATCTCAGTGAGAAATAGTTGGACCTCTTCACGACGCCTTTGAAGCAACCCTCCAATTACCTGGTGCTCTTCGCCAAATATCCAACGTCCGATCTCTTCTGTTACTGCACAAAAGTCTTCGTGTTCAATATAATCAATTACCGCACTATAAAGGAAAGGCTCCCATCCAATTGAGTGGATAAACGAAAGCAGCGCTTGGCGCATGCTGTTATCAAGACCAAGGTTGAGCTTGGAAAGTTGCGTATCAATGACAGAGAGTTCGTGGAAGAGATACTCCAAAGCCTTTTCTTGGCTACAACACTGCCCACGTTTGACGGGAGAACCATCGGGATAGAACTGAGTTCCAAACCCAATGGTGTATGGCTCTCCACCTGTGCTCGGATCTGGATAGGCCTTTTCATTAAACCCTTCGTATTTACGAATGAGATTAAGAGCGCCAGAAAGATCCGACATGTGAGTAACTATTATTACCCACAATCATACATAAGATTTACTTGCCTTGGCCACGAGACAACTTACGCCCGTGCTTAGGGCGGGAATGTTTCCCATCACCTTGCCGTGTTTTCTTGGGCTTGGACTCAATGAGAAGAGAGCTGGACTTGGGCTTAGCCATGTTGGTATGGAATCAACTAACGCAGTTTAGCGGGGAATTACCACTTAGGATCATTCACCATTTAACACGATGGCTCCAGTACCTTGCTGACATCTTGTCAGGGTTGGAATCCTGGGCGTTATGCCTGGCGTAATACGATTTC